CATTCATCTATGCTATTAGTGATGCACGACCATACATTAGACAGACAGCACCATTTCGTAAAGACCAGTTCGACAACCAGACAGAACCAGGCGAGCAATCTTTAACTGGATGGTGGATTCGTTCACAGTCTTCTTTCCACGGTGGTACAGGTATTGTATACTTCGACCCTCAAACATCTGACCCATTTGGTCACTATCGTTTTGCAGATAGCAAGGGTGTGGATGTATTCAAGCAAGGTGAAGTAACTCTACTTAACAATGTAGACGTAAACCACGTCACCACTGGTCGCGTACGTACAAATGGTCGCCCGTTTCAGGCAGCACGTTCTATTAAGTACAACAACACTGAGGCTGTATTGCTGTGGGATGAGTATGACGTAGACAAGATTGTCCCAGGTTCAGCACCTGTTCACTTCATTGATTACAACTCTGGAACAGATGCTGCAGTTTATGGAATCTGTGATGATGGTACTAACGCATACTGGATTACTAACACTGCTACTAAGAAGACTGTCTACAAGAAACCTTTGACTGGTACTTCTGCATCAACTGCAGATGTAACATTAATGTTTGATGAAATTGGTACCATTGCTAACGCAACAATGGAGTACGTTAAAGAACGTATTGTTATGTGTGCAGACAACAAGGTGTATGAGTTCTCATCATCTGCTGTTGCAATGCCAACTGCGGTCTATACGCACCCATCTACAACTCACGTATTTACATCTGTAGCAGCATCAGGTTCCTCTATCTACGTATCTGGCTACAATGGTATTCAGTCAACTATTATTAAATTTACTCTATCTACTGCTGGAGTTATGCCTACTCTAACATCGGCAGTAGTTGCAGCAGAACTTCCAGTGGGTGAGATTGTCCACAAGATTTATTACTACCTTGGCTTTATGATGATTGGTACCAACAAAGGTATTAGAGCAGCAGCAGTATCTGAAGTTGATGGCTCTCTTAACTATGGTCCACTTATCGTAGAGACATCTCAACCGTGCTACGACTTCGCAGCCCGTGACCGCTTTATATGGTGTGCCACCTCTGTTAAGGGAGAGCCTGGTGTTATCCGTATGGACCTGGGTACAGAGATAGAAACACTTCGCTTTGCTTATGCTAATGATATCTCCTATCCAGGAGTAACAAACCACGTAACTACCAGTTGTGCTTTCGTTAATGGTACTGAACAGTTAGCATTTACTACATCTGCTACCTCTGCAGGAACAATTGTTAATAAGGCATTGACTAGCAACGTGGCAACACTGACTACAAGTGCAGCACATAACTTAGCGATTAGTGATTCAATCTGGGTTGAGGGTGTCGATGCAACATTTAATGGTGAGTTCACGGTAGCAAGTGTGCCAACTACTACAACATTTACATACACAAAGGCCGCTACAAACGTAACATCCACAGCAGTTACATCTGCTGCAGCAATTGTTGCTACCACTGGTGCTATTTATATAGAAGATTTAACTGAGTTAACACCTACTGGCTACTTAACCACTGGCAACATCCGCTACAACACACTAGAGAAGAAGAACTTTAAACGTCTTCTAGGTCGAGGTAACTTTACCTACGGCTCTATGACACTAGATACTGTTGATGAAGCAGGCACAGAGTATGACGTTATTTCTTATGACGCTGCAGTTGGTGCACCTGAGGTAACCACATCATCTCCTGCTGTGGCACAAGAGTACTTGGCTTACAAGTTTATTATGTACCGCGATGGTACAGATGCAAGCAAGGGTCCACAGTTCAAGGGTTATCAAGCAAAGGCAACGATTGCTACTCCACGTCAGCGTGTGATGCAGTTCCCTGTCTATTGCTATGACATTGAGACTGACCGCTACAACGTAGTGCTTGGCTACGAAGGCAGAGCCTTCGACAAGATTCGCCTAATGGAAGATATCGAAGCCAATGGCGACGTGGTTACTTGGCAAGACTTAACAACTGGTGAATCTCGTCAGGCTGTTATCGAGCAAGTAACCTTCACCCGTTTAACCCCACCAGATAAGCGCTTTGATGGCTTTGGTGGAATCCTTCAAATCACTATCCGTACCGTATAACTCTTAGGAGCGCAAATGACTGCAGCAAATTGGGCTGGACTAATCGTATCTTTAATAGCAATTGTATCTGCATTTGCTGGTTCAGTAAGATGGTTAGTTAAGCATTACCTTTACGAACTTAAGCCTAATTCTGGCAGTAGTCTCAAAGATTCCGTTATTAGACTAGAAGAAAAAGTAGAAATCCTTTATCAGATGATGTTACAAAGAGGGAAGAATGAATGAAGTCTGTTGCCAAGAAAGCCACACCTGCCGCTATTGCTGTCCTTCGTCAAGCCACGGCGATAGCGCCATTGCGTATGAAAGCATCGGATGGACTTCTTCCGTCCAACGCTCATTTGAAACAGAGTCCAACCAGCGACCATAACACTGGTCTTGCAGTTGACTTAACTCACGACCCGAAGAACGGTATTGATTGTGAAGATATTTTTGAAAAACTTAAAGAGGATAAGCGTGTCAAGTACCTTATCTTCAAAGGACAAATCTGGTCCAGAGAAAAAAGCAAGTTGGGAAACAGACGGTACACTGGGTCTAATTCTCATAACAAGCATCTTCATATTTCTATTGAGTCCACTATGGGTACCGATACTTCTCCTTGGTTTTGGTGGATGAATCAACCTAAAATTGTTAACCAAGTTATCGCAAAGGTAACACCTGTGCCTGCTAAGAAAGCATACACAACCGAAATTTGTACTTGCTGCAAATTGCACAGTACAAAATCCTAATCCTATAGGAGGAAACAATGGAACAATTCAAGCAACTATCACTTACTTGGTTCCGCGCTGCAGCATCTGCTGCGGTTGCGCTCTACCTTGCTGGTGAGACAGACCTCAAGACACTAGCAATGGCAGCGGTGGCTGGATTTGCTGGTCCACTACTCAAGTGGCTAGACCCATCGGCTGCAGAGTTTGGTCGCGGTTCAAAGTAATACCCTTTAGAAGCCTTCCAAGGCGGTTTTAAGACACTTAGACCCTCAGGTCATAGGATTACCTATGGCTTGGGGGTCTTTTTGTCATTTCTATGGGTTGTTCTCGGCGTGTCTAAAACTTGCATTAGGGGTAAGGTGTGTGTATACTTAGATTATTAATTAAATTATTAATTAATATAAGGCGCGGAGCGCCGATATAATATATAATTATTATATATATAACTTAATAGATTTACATAGTTCTCCCTTATTGAGTACCCTCCTGTCCTCTAAGGGAGGACTATGTAACACTTACTAGACAGGAGAAGTCGATGATAAAATTGGATAGTTATGAACTACCAGCACACATAAGTTACTCAGCATTTACAACCTACCTAACCTGTGGTTACCAGTACTACTTGGGTAGACTACTAAAGGTTGAAGAAGAACCATCCATTTGGTCAGCAGGCGGACGAGCATTCCACTTGGCAGCAGAGTTGTATGACTATGACAATTAACCCACTATGGGAACAAGCGTGGCGTAAGGAGACCGAAGGTCTTGACTTTGCTAACGCACGAGTAGCAGGGCGAGCAACTAAACTCAACCCTAACAAGGAAGATGCTGCTTGGTGGTATGAACAAGGTTCCGTATGGACTGATAACTACATCCTATGGCGCAAGAACAATCCTAACTGGAAAATCTGGACGACACCTCAGGGTGCCAAGGCTATCGAGTTAGAGTTAAACCCTGTCATCTCTGGGGTACCAGTGAAGATGTTCATTGACAGAATCTTTGAGGTTGACGGTAAGTTAGTTATCGTTGACTTGAAGACCTCTCGTGCACGTCCTCAATCTGACCTCCAGTTAGGCTTCTATAAAGTGGGAGTCGAGATGATGTTGGGTGTGGAAGTCAATCTAGGAAACTACTGGATGTCTCGTGAGTCGGGGACAGGAGAGATGATTGACCTAAGTAGGTATACACAAGACACGCTGGAATATTTTGTCGATGGCTTTGATAAAGCACGCAAGGCTGGTATATTTCTACCGAACCTACAATCGTGCAATTTCTGTGGACTCACAGAACATTGCCAATTCACGAAGGAAAAATAAATGCATAAAGTAAATGCACTATCGGCACAAGATGTGTTGGTTGCACTTGAGATGAAAATCATTACACAAGATGAAGCACGCGAAGCACTAGGCTTTGCAGTTAACAAGGAGGATAAGTAATGGCAGAAGATTGGAAGTTACAGGTCTCTTACAAGACCAATGGTGGGGATATGATAAATGTCCGTGCTAATACAGCAGATGAACTTAGCGTATTGCTAGAGGGAGTCGCTGATTTCTCAACACAGATTGCAGCAACAGGAAGAATGCTTAACGGTGCAAGTGTGGTAGCCCCTTTGGCGACGCCTACTTCAACTCCCGTGCAGCAAGCCTCTCCTACCTTCGTAACCGCCCCGATAGCGGAAGCATCAGGTACCACTCCAACGTGTCTTCACGGGGACAGAAAGTTCCTGTCGGGAATCTCGAAGAAGAACGGCAAGCCTTACCGAATGTGGGTATGTCAACAACCACAAGACCAGGGACAATGCACACCAGTCAATGGTTAGACATTGACATAAAGTAGAATTGGTGGAGGGGCATTTATTAGGGGAAGATATCTGCCCCTCTTCCAACTTAAGACAGGGGATACAGATGGAAAAAACAGTCAAGTACTTATTACAAGAAGCATACGTTGATGGATATAACGATGCTCGTGTTGCAATTGCAGAAGAGATTGAAAGACTGCCAGTTGAAAGTTCAACTACTAATGCAGTAGGTATGCAAGTTTTGGCTGCAAAGATTGCACGAGGTAAGAAGTGAGAACACTTGTTCGCTCTGTAGGTAGAGCAGATATTGGTGGAGAACCACTACCTCCAGTATTTCGTTCGCTTGATTCAAACAAAATTATATTTCGTAGAGCAGAAGTCTCTATGCTTGCAGGCACTCCAGGTGTGGGAAAGTCCACTCTAGCACTGGCTTTAGCCCTTAAGATGAAGGTGCCAAGCCTCTACATTTCAGCAGATACTAACGCACACACTATGGCTATGCGTCTTGCATCAATGATTAGCGGTAAGAATCAGACTGATGTTGAGACATTAATGAACAGTGACTACGGTTGGACTAAGGCAACTCTTACTAGAGGTTCACATATTGTTTGGTCGTTTGAATCATCACCTACTCTTCAGGATATAGACGAAGAAGTTCAAGCCTTTGAAGAACTATGGGGATGTCCACCCACTGCAATCTTTGTAGATAACCTAATGGATATTGCTACCGATGGTGGTGAAGAGTTCGCATCAATGCGTGCAATTATGAAAGAGTTAAAGTATCTTGCTCGTGCTACTAATGCTGCGATTATTATACTTCACCACACCAGTGAGGCTGTGCCAGGTAACCCTTGTCAGCCACGAAGTGCACTTCAAGGCAAGGTTGCACAGTTACCTGCTCTTATCTGTACACTTGGTGTCGTTGGTACTTCTATGGCAATCGCTCCTGTGAAGAATCGATATGGAAGAGCAGATGCAAACGGAGATTTGCTAGCGTGGCTAGCATTCAACCCTGAGTATATGTTTATGGATGACATCCCAGAGAATGGATAACAAATGATTAGAGAAGAAGAAGACGATATGACTCAGGAGATGCGTGCCTTTGTTCTACTTGAACTCAAGCAGGAGACTACTAAGTTAATCGAAAAGATTCAAGCAGCCAAGATACCAGTCACAGATGAGTGGACTGAAGGTGTCAACGCTGGATTAGAGTGGGCTGTACGTATCCTCAAGAAGGATAAGAGTGCCTCTTAGTGTGGACTTATGCACTCAGTACAACTGAGGAAGCAACTGCTGTCGAAGTAGGTTATCAACGACAGAAGCCATACTTTGGTGACCCAACTAGAAACATCAACTATTCAGAGGGTGACCTATGGGAGATGTGGCAACACGTTGTATGTGCAGGTTCAGAGTTAGCATTCGCAAGGATGGTTGGCAAGAAAGATTTTGTACCACACTTTAACAAATGGAAGTCTGAGTTAGATATTCCTGGGTTAGGTGAGGTTCGATATTCATTTCCCCCTATCAAAGGTCTTCGCTATACGACACGAGATGAGGACAACTTAATTTATGTTCTAACAACGGGTGGGCTTTGTAATAAAGAACGACGCAATGCGCCTGATTGGAAGGGACCAGATTATGTAGCGGTTGGTTGGATGTATGGTAAAGATTGCAAGAAAGATGAATGGAAATATAACGAGAAGACTTGGTATGTTCCAATAGAATATCTTAATCGAATGGAGACATTGCCTAATGCCATCACAGAGTAGGAAACATCGTGGTTACAGGTCACAGAAAGTTCTTGCTAACTTCTTGGCGGAGAATGGATTTCCTTTTGCGGAATCTACTGGTGCTGGGCGCAGTGGTACTGATGTTACTGGTACTGTTGGTATTGACTGGGAAGTAAAGGCACGCACGGGGTTCAACCCCGCTGCTGCAATTGCACAACTCAAAGACAGAGCCAACGAAAAAGATTTGGGTGTAGTAGTGTTACGACTCAATGGACAGGGAGAGAAATCGGTGGGTG